CCGGAGCCCGGGGAACCGACGACGGGCCGATCGTACGGACGGCGGATCCGCGTCGACTAGGTTCGCGCGGCTAGACTCCCACGGGAGATCGAATACCGGAGGGGCGGATGCCAAGGCGCCGTTCCGGCTGCCGCGCGATCACACAACAAAGGGGGACCAATGGCGACACCGACCGGGCAGAAGCCGACCAGGCATCCGTTGACGTGGCCGATAGGCTGGAAACGGCACGAATCGTATATGCGGAAGTGGAGCCAGTTCCGCGGCCGTGGCGGTAATCCGATCAGCGTGTTTGAGGCGATCGGCCGGCTCGAGTCGGAGCTGGCGAAGGTGTGGAAAACCACAAACACGAAAGACAAGGACGCGCTGATTTCGACGAATGTCCCGCTAGGGCTCCGTGGGCTACCGGAGTCACTCGGCCGGCGCGACACGCAACCGGCGGATCCGGGTGTCGCGCTCTACTTCAAAGTGGGCAAGGCCGATCGGTGCTTGGCGTGCGATCGGTACACAGACGTGAGTGGGAACCTTGCGGCGATCGCGGCGCATCTCGAGGCACTCCGGGCAATGGATCGACACGGCGTCGGGACCATCGAGCAGGCGTTCGCCGGCTACGCGGCGCTCCCGGTGGGCTCGAGCGATTGGCGGAACGTGTTCGAGTTCTCGGCGACTGAGGCGGCGACATGGCCGATGGTCGAAGAGCGGTACCGGTACCGCGCCGGCCAGGCGCATCCGGATCGCCCGACTGGATCACACGACGCAATGGCGCGGCTCAACGAAGCGCGCGACGCGGCGCGGCTCGAGCTGCTCGGGGCGCGGGCGTGAAGGTCGAACTTGAACTGATGGACGACGCCGACAGTAAGCGGCTGAACGACGCCGCGGCGTATGGGCTCACGCACGGCAGCTCGTACCAGGTGCGCGTGGTGCGCAGCTACACGGTGCGGCGTCCAGGCGCCACGTTGAAAGATCGCGAGCTGGTGCTCGTCTTGTGCGTGCAGCTCGTCCCGGCGGAACAATGATGACGTGTCCACAATGCGGCGAAGCGGCTACCCAGGACGTCGTCGACGTCGGCCCGTGCTCTGTGCCGGCGGGTCCGTACGGGTGCGAGCACTGCGGGTGGGTGCAAAACGAAACAGACGTCGATCGCGAACTGTCGGACACTGAGGCCGCGGCGGCGATGAGTCGGGCGCTCGAGCGAGCGGCGCAAAAGTTCACAGGGTAGCGAATCGTTGCACGTCGGGATGTCATTCGTGCACGATTACGCGCGATGGGCTCCCGAAAACTCGCCGGCGCTGAACGATGGGACAAACCTGGGGTGGCACGTCGCGTGCAACGGCGCGTGAAGGCCGCGAAGTACCGGGCTAAACGGAACAAGAAAAACTCGGACCGTTTCAGGGGGTAGATCATGCTGCGCAACGATTGGGGCACGTGGGCCGAAGCGCTCGGCGTCCTGGTGCTGTCGTTGATTTTCGGTCTGTCGATCGTGAAGCTCATGGCGGCGCCGATCCCTCCCGACCCTCAGACGATCGAGCAGCGGCAGTCACGCGCGCTCGAATCTCTCCGTCGCTCCGGGCTCTTGGCAGCAGGTCGCGTCCAGAGCCCGGCCCTTCGCACGAATACCGTGCTGGCGCCGGAGTCGCGGCCACGGTAAACTGTATCCGTGCAAGACGAACGATTGCTGACGTGTGCGGGGTTCCGGCTCCGGGTGACGCTCGAGACAACCGAGATCGCCGCACACATCGCGCTCACGGACCAGGCCAAACGGAACGCCATCTTCGGGGCCGTCCTCGAGGCAATCCAGAAGCTCCCGCCGATCCTCCCCGACCGAACGCGCACTGATCCAACCGGGCCCGGCATCGCGGTCACGTGTGACGCGTGCAAGCGGACGCTCGGGACGTACGTGCCAGAGCCAGGCGAATACGTCGGGGTCGGTGGTCCGCTCATCATCCTCGAGCGGATTCGGTGGGACTACCCGTGGAACGCGATCGCCGATCGCCGGCTGCCCGGGGCGCCGTTGTCGTGTCCCGCGTGCAACACGGCGGTCGTGTGGTTTTGGCACGTCGACGGCCGCGGGTTCCTGTCGGTCCGCGGGGCGCTCGGGCCCGTGCCGGCGCCGTCGACGATCTGACCTTTCGTTGCCGGGCTACTCAGCTCGGCGCTACACTGCACGGCCTATGGCCGACATCCCAGACGACACGGATCCGCCGGCGGTAGCTCCACCCTTGCGCGTGCTCCCGATGCCACCACGGCCCGCCAAAGAGCCGGAGCCGCCCGAATGGGATGCGGTTCCGATGCTTGAGGAATTGATCGCGGACTTCAAAAGCGGGAAAGAGAACCCGCCGGCGCACGCGATGGTGATCTGGTTTGAGAAGCTCGAGAACGGCCGGCTCAAACCGCATTCGTGGTTTTCGCACACGGACCGATCGACCGAGATCGCGCTCCTGTCGTGTGCGCTCAGCTCGGCGATCGCTGAGATGAAAGATCCGCAAGCGTGAACGGTGCCGCGGCGGTGCTGGCGGACGAGGTTCAGGTCGGCCCGCACGACGGGCCACAACGGGCGTTCCTCAGTAACCCGGCGGACATTTGCATCGGCGGAGGCCAGGCCGGCGGGGGGAAGACACGCGCGCTCCTGATGGAGCCGCTTCGACACACGAACCGGCGCGGGTTCAACGCGGTCCTGTTCCGGCGCGCGTATCCGCAGCTCGAGGCCGTGGGCGGGCCGTGGCTCGAATCACAGGACATGTACCCGCACGTCGGGGGCTCGGCGAAGTTCATGGAGTGGAGCTGGCCGAAGGGCGCGATTCTACAGCTCCGATCGCTTCAGCACGAAAAGAACCGGCTCGATTGGAAGGGCGCGCAGATCGCGCTCCTGATGTTCGACCAGCTCGAAGAGTTCACGTCGAACCAGTTCTGGTACCTGACCAGCCGGCTGCGCTCCGTCGCCGGCATCCGTCCGTACGTGCGCGCGACGTGTAACCCGGTCCCCGATGACGATCCGACCGGTGGCTGGCTGAACAAGCTGCTGGCGTGGTGGATCGACCAGGACACCGGGTTCCCGATTGCCTCGAGGTCCGGCAAGCTCCGGTGGATGATCCGCCAGGGCGACGACATCGTCTGGGGGGATCGGAAGCGCGAGCTACTCGAGAAATACCCGAAGAGCCGACCGCTCAGCGTGTCGTTCGTGCCGATGGCGCTCGAGGACAACCCGACGCTGCTCGAAAAAGATCCCGACTACGAAGCCCGGCTCGAAGCGTTGCCGTACGTCGATCAAATGCGGCTGCGTCGGGGGAACTGGAAAGTGCGCGCGACCGCGGGGACCATCTTCCAGCGGCCGTGGTTCCACGTGATCGACACACTGCCGGCCGACGATCCGGTGTTGCTCTGGATTCGGTGTTGGGATTGCGCGGGGACCGAACCGGAACCCGGTACCGATCCAGACTGGACCGCGGGCGTACTGCTCGGCGTGTCGACGGCGGGAAAAGTGATCATCGCGGATTGCATCCACGGCCAGTGGGACGCCGGCGCCGTCGACTCCACGATTCAGCAGACGGCGAAGACGGACGGGTCGAACGTCCTGATTCGCGAAGAGCAAGAGCCCGGATCGAGCGGCAAGGCGGTCGTGGCGGCACGCCGGCGCGCGTTGGCCGGCTACAACTACGTGGGCGTCCCGTCGTCGGGCGACAAGCAATTCCGCTGGCGTCCGCTGGCGATTCAGGCGAAGCCGGCAAAGGATGCGGACCGCGGCAACGTCTACCTGGTGAACGGGCCGTGGGTGCAGCCGTTCTTGCGCGAGCTGGAAAACCTCCCGGGCGGGCACGACGATCGCGCAGACGCCGCGGCGGGCGCGTACCTCGAGGCCATGAAGCAAGGCTTCGGCGCCGGCGGCGCGATGAAGCTGTCAGGATTCGGGAATCGGCGGTTGCGGTAGAATCTCCACGCGAAGGGGGGTGGTAGGCATGATTGCCAGATGCAAGTTCGTGGTCGAAGCGGTGACGCTCCACGCGTACGGAGGCCGCACGGTGAAGCTGGGCGCGCAATACGATCAACCGCTGTCGGCGGAAGATCGCGCGTTCAGTAAGGCGACGCCCACGGGCACGATGACGATCGAGATCCAGAACGACAAGGTGTTCGACGTCTTCAAGCCAGGCGCGAAGGTGTACGTCGACGTCGTCCCGATCGAAGAGTAAAGGACCAGGCCGCGGGCCGTGCCGCGCGCCAAAACACGGCCTCTCGTCTGGTCCCCGCCCGCCCCATTCGTCGACGGTTCAGCTAGTCCCCTGTTACACTCTCCGACCGGAGGCACCGCACGACATGGCAGCCACACTCCAACCCAAAGGCATCGCGGCCACGCATCCCGACTATCAGAAGACGACGGGGAAGTGGAAAAAGTGCCGCGACGTGTACGACGGGGAAGACACGATCAAAGCCGCGCTGAGCACCTACGTCCCGCAGCTCGAGGGCGTGCCGCTCGACTCGCCAGAGTTCCGAGCGTATGTGGACCGTGGCACGTTCTACCCGGCGCACCAGCGGACCGTGCAAGGGTTGACGGGGATGGTGCTCCGCAAGCCGATGCAGGTCCAGGCGCCGACGACGATCGACGTGGAGAACGGGCTCACGTTGATCGGCACGGGGCTGAGCGAGATCGCGGCGTCGCTGCTCGAGGACGTCCTGGTCGTTGGGCGCATGGGGATCGCGATCGATTGGAGTGACGCCGAGCAGCGTCCGTACTGGTCGATCTGGAAAGCGGAATCGATCACGAACTGGCGCGAGATGATGGTCGACGGCCAGCGCGTGTTGCAAATGGTCGTTCTCAAGCAATGCGAGACGACACCGGATCCC